TATTATTCTCGACTTTGCCCCGCGCGGGTAAGAATAACGGGTGCGAAATGGGCAAAGATAACTATATTTGGGCATACTATCAGCAAATACGGAACGGATCGGTTACAGTAGGCCAATGGATAGAGCGAGTTTATACGATCATAGTCGAGGGCTTGCAAGAAAAGCGCTATTTCCTTGATAAGAAGAAGGCAGCTGACGCGATAGAGTGGATTGAAGAGCATTGCTTCCACTGCGAGGGGCCGCTTGCACCGCATAGGATAGAGCTGGCACTGTGGCAGAAGGCTCTCGTCTCCTGCATCTTTGGATTAACTGACAAAGATGGTCGCAGACAGTTCCGCGAGATACTGCTGGTCGTTGGAAGGAAGAACGGTAAGAGCTTGTTTGCTTCTGCTGTTGCGAAATATACGTGGCTCCAGGAAGGTGGATACGGTGCGAGGGTGTATTGCCTTGCTCCGAAGTTTGACCAGGCGGACATCATTTACAATGCCATTTGGCAGATGACTATACTGGATCCGGAGTGGAAAGAACTGCGTGAAGAGATCGAAGCTTCGCGTGAAGGGCATCAAAAGGGCAAGAGCATGGACGGCCTCGCAAAGAAGCGCGTGTCAGATCTATATCTGCCCGAGAGCAACAGCTCTGTAAAGAAGATCGCGTTCAACGCAAAGACTTCTGACGGATTCAATCCATCGTTGGCAATATGCGATGAGGTTGCGGCCTGGGAAGGCGATAAGGGACTGAAGCAGTACGAAGTCATGAAGTCCGGTATGGGCGCTCGCCCGGAGGGCATGATCCTGTCCTGCACGACATCCGGCTACATCAACGACGGAATATATGACGAGCTGATCAAGAGGTCAACTCGTTTTTTGTTAGGTGACAGTAAGGAAACCAAGCTGTTGCCGTTCCTCTACATGATAGACGATGTCGACAAGTGGAATGACATCAACGAGCTTCAGAAGGCAAACCCAAACCTCGGCGTTTCGGTATCTGTTGACTATATGCTCGAAGAGATAGCAATCGCAGAGGGCTCGCTTTCGAAGAAGGCTGAGTTCATGTGCAAGTATTGCAACATCAAGCAAAACAGTTCCCTCGCATGGCTCCCGGCTCAGACGATAGACGCTATCAGCGGAGATCCGATTGACCTTGATGACTTGCGGGGTTCTTACTGTGTGGCGGGCATCGACCTGTCACAGACTACGGACCTTACCGCTGCGGTTGTCGTGGTCGAGAAGGATAAGCGCCTGAACGTTATCGCTCACTTTTGGATGCCGTCAGAAAAGCTCGAGACGAGGACCGCAGAGGACGGGGTCCCGTATGCTGCGTTTATACAGCGAGGCTTCCTGTCTCTGAGCGGTGATAATTTCATCGATAATCACGATGTTCACGAGTGGATGACTTCGCTGATCAAGGACATGGAGCTGTATCCGCTGAAAGTCGGATACGACAGATACTCAGCGCAGTATCTGATCAAGGACCTTGAGGCGGACGGCTTCCAGTGCGATGACGTATATCAGGGCGATAACTTGTGGCCTGTGCTTCAGGAAATGGAGGGGCTTATAAAAGACAAGACTCTTTACATCGGAGACAACGATCTTCTGAAGTCGCATCTTCTGAATGCGGCGGTAAAGATGAGCATTGAACGAGGCAGAGGACGCCTCGTCAAGATAAATCAGAGAGCGCGAATTGACGGAGTCGCGGCTCTCGCAGATGCAATGACAGTCCGTCAGAAGTGGTATTCGGAGATTGGGTACCAACTCCAAAACGAGGGATAACATATGAGTTTATTCGACAAGATATTCAGGCCGGACAAGGCAAAGGAATCACAGCAAGCACTGAATGCAGCGAACACACTCTTTCAGACCTTGACCGCATATCAGCCGGCGTTCACAAGCTGGGGCGGTGCAGTCTATGAGAGCGAAATAGTGAGAGCTGCTATCGATGCAAGGGCGAGACACATCAGCAAGCTGAAGGTCGAGGTCGATGGCAGCGCAAACAAGACGCTTCAAACGAGACTGAGGCAGGGCCCGAACCAATGGCAGACCTGGTCACAGTTCCTTTACAGAGTCAGCACGATCCTCGATGTGAATAACACAGCGTTCATCGTTCCTGTATTCGATGAAAAGATGACGGTGACAGGCTTGTTCCCGGTGGTGCCGCTTCGGTGCTCTCTGATTGATTACAAGGGCGAGCTGTGGCTCCGGTATCAATTCGCATCGGGACAGATCGGAGCCGTCGAGTTTAGGAAGTGCGCTGTGCTGACAAAGCATCAGTACAAGGATGACTTCTTCGGCTCTACGAACTATCCGCTGACCGAGACGATGTCGCTGATCCACATACAGAATCAGGGCATTGAAGAGGGCGTCAAGAACGCGGCAACATTCCGATTCATGGCTCAGCTTGCGAACTTCGCGAAACCGGACGACCTTGCGAAAGAACGCGAACGCTTCACGAAGGAGAATCTTTCGACAGAGTCAGCTTCGGGCGGGTTTCTGTTATTCCCGAACACCTACAAGGACATCAGACAGATTGACGTCAAGCCATATGCTATCGATGCGGATCAGATGAAGCAGATCCGCGAGAACGTGTTCAACTACTTCGGTGTGAATGAAGAGGTGCTGCAGAACAAGGCCCGGGGCGAGGAGCTTGAAGCGTTCTTCGATGGAGCGATCGAGCCGTTTGCGATTCAGTTCAGCGAGGCGGTAACGAAGGCGCTCTTCTCCGAGAGGGAACGCGCACAGGGCTCGCGTCTGATAGCCAGCGCGAACCGGCTGCAGTATATGAGCGTGACGCAGAAGGTGCAGATGGCTAAGGAGCTGGGTGACCGAGGCGCGATCCTGATTGATGAGATAAGAGAACTGTTCAACTTCGAACCACTACCGGACGGAGCGGGACAGGTGGCACCTATAAGGGGCGAATATAAGGCGACAGACGAGTTAGGAGGTAACGAGGATGCCGATGAAGAATGACAGAGAATACAGGAATATGATCATGGAAGTCCGCAAGGCTGAAGAGGCTGAGTCGGAGAATATGATCGTCAGAGGATATGCCAGCACATTCAATGAGCCGTACACATTGTACGAGGATGAGGACTGGCGCCTCGATGAAGTGGTGGACGCGAATGCGTTCGCCGGTACGGACATGAGCGACGTGATCATGCAGTATGACCACGAGGGCAGAGTGTTCGCCAGGATAAGCAACAATACTCTCACCGTCACACCTGACGAGAGAGGCCTGTTGATAGAAGCAGATCTCGGAGGTACCGAGTTGGGACGCCAGCTCTACGAAGAGATCCGCGGAGGATATACGAACAAGATGAGCTTCGGCTTCACTGTTGACGCAGATGACATCAAAGACACCAAGTCTGATGATGGCAAGACGATCACAACGAGGACGATCACATCGGTTCGTAAACTGTATGACGTTTCTGCTGTTTCATTACCAGCCAATGACGCGACATCGATAAGCGTCAGGAGTCTGACCGACGGAGAGATCGAGCGGATTCGAGCGGAGCGACTTGAAGCTGAGGCATTGGAGCTGAGGAGACGCAAGATCAAGGCGAAAGCTGAACTTTTAGGAGGTCAGAAATGACAAGAGAAGAAATCATGGCACTCGACATCGAGCAGATCGAGGCACGTTCTTCTGAGCTTGCAGCTGAAATCGACACCGCTGCTGACAATGCGGCTATGGATGCTATCCAGGAAGAGCTGACTGCAATCGAAGAGCGCAAGGCACAGATCAAGGCACAGATCGAAGAGCGCAAAGCAATCGTCGCTGACGTCATTAAAGGCGAAGGCGAAGTCGTTGAGGAAATCAAAGAAGAAAGGAACACAAAGGAAATGTTCGGAATCGAATCAAAAGAGTACAGAGACGCTTTCATGGCGAATCTCGTAGGTCGCGCAACTGTTGAGCAGAGAGCAATCCTTGCAGACAACAGCGCATACGGCGATGGACTTGCTCTTCCTGTTGGGCTGGACAAGGACATCTGGGATCAGGTAACTGAGGCTCATCCAATTCTCGCAGACGTTGACGTTCTGAGATCCGGCATGGCTATCAAGGTCACAAAGATGACTCCGGCTGCAATCACAAAGAAGATGGACAGCGCAACATCCACAGAGCAGTCAATCACAGGCGTTGATGTAACGCTCGTTGGTGCTGACTATCATACATACGTAACTCTGTCCTATGCAGAGGCAAAGATGTCGCAGGGCGCTATGGAAAGATTCCTCGTCAGAGAGGTTGCTGATTCAATCGGCGAAGCACTCGCTAAGGACGTATTCGCAAGGATCCTGGCTGATGCCGGCAATGCACAGAAGGTAACTCCGGCAAGTGGTTCGACAGTATTCGAGAACCTCAAAGCCGCACTCGCACTTGCTACACAGGGCAATGCAGTCGTTTACGCTCCATCTGCTTCGTACTATGAGATCGTTGGTGCGATTCAGCAGGGAAGTCCATTCAATGCCGGTGCTGCACTTGGCGTTGAGGTCAAGAAGGATAACGCTGCTACAAAGATCACAGTCGTTGACCCGAAGCTGTTCGTGCTGAACGTCATTCAGGACACAATGATCGAGTCCGAGAGAGACGCAAAGAACGCACAGTTCGTAATCGGTGGATATATGAGAGCCGAGGGATGCCTCCGCAAGACCAAGGCTGCTGCATACATCGCTTAATGAAGCTCAAGGCTAAGGCAGACATTCTGTTCGAGGCAAAGAAATACGAGGCCGGTTCCGTGTTCGAGGCAGATGCGGATCACGGCCTCACTCTTATAAGTCTCGGATGGGCAGAGGCAGTCAAAGAGAAGAAGGCGGCACCTAAGAAGGCCGCAAAGAAATAATTCGTTTTGTGAGGTAGTAAGATGCTTGAAATGGTCAAGACGGCTCTAAGAATCAAGACAACAGCATACGACTCTGAGCTGACCTATCTGATAGAAGCGGCGAAGCTCGATTTAGGCATCGCGGGTGTCGTGGTTCCTGAGGAGCTGGACGAAATCGTAAAGAGGGCAATAATTACCTTCTGCAAGCTGTCGTTCGGGATCCCGGAGGATTATGACAGACTCAAAATGTCCTATGACGAGCAGAAGGCTCAGCTGATCACAGCGACAGGATACACGAATTGGGGTGAGGCGTAATGTATGACAGCGTGGCAACACTAAAGGCATACGGCACACCAACATACGACGAGTATGGGAACGAGATACAGACCGTCACCGAGACGGAAGTGTTCGTTCAGCCTCGAGGCGTATATCAGGCAGAGTTCTACAATGCCGCTCAGCTGGGGCTCAAACCGTCTCTGACATTGTCCCTGTCGAATCGCGAGGACTACGCTGGGCAGAAGGTGCTCGAGTTTGAGGGCACCGAGTACAACGTGATCCGCGTCGACTGGACTGCTCAGAGAGACGGGATCAGTCTTGTTTGTGAGGAGCGTGTCAACAATGGGTAGCACTGGGAGCGTGTCAGCGCAGATGAAGGAATTGCTTGACGAGTTCAATGCTCATGTCAGAGACGTGGTGGAGGACTCTGCAAAGGAATCCGCAAAAGAGTGCGCCCAAAAGCTGAAGGCAACTTCTCCAAAAGGCCCGAGAGGATATGCTCGCTCGTGGACTTACAAGAAACAAGACGGTGGATGGGTCTGCTACAACAAAGACCATTATCAGCTGACACATCTTCTTGAAAACAGCCACGTCATAAAAAACGCAAAGGGCGAGTATGGCAGGACTTCTCCCGGGCATGGTCAAGTCGTGCACATCGCTCCGGTTGAGCAAGCGGGCATTGAAGGCTTTGAGCTGAGACTGAATCGAGGTATAAGCGAATGACAATCTATCAGACATTACAGAGCACCGGCCTTCCGTGTGCATACAGTCATTTCAAGAAGGCTCAGAGCCCGCCGTATATCGTGTATATCGGCAATGGACAGGAGACCTTCGAAGCTGACAATACGCACTACTACAAGCGGAACAACTATCAGGTCGAGTATTACTTCACAACTAAAAACGAATCGAACGAGGCCGCTATCGAGGACGCACTCCTCAGTAACGGCTTCAACTATGAGAAGAGCGAGGACACCTACATTGAGGATGAGGGTGTTTTCGTGATCTATTACAACGTTTAACGAAAGGGGCTACTAATGGCTAACAAAGTAGAATTTGGTATCTCTCAGCTCCATGTCGGTACGTACACAGTAAGCGGCGAAACTGTAACGCTCGGCACTCCTTATCATCAGAAGGGTGCTGTTTCGTTCTCCCCTGAGGAAAGCTCAGAGCAGAACACATTCTATGCGGACAACATCGCATACTGGAGCGGATACTCAGGTGGATCCATCGAGGGCGATCTCGAGGTCGCTATGTTCGACGATGAATTCAAGACTCAGTTCCTTGGCTATGTGACACTTACAAACGGCGGAATCGCAAACGTAAAGAATGCGGTCAAGCCGAACGTATATATCGCGTTCCAGGTCGAGGGCGATGCTGAGGCGAGAAGAGTCATCCTGTACAACTGTGCACTCGGAGCAATCACAAGAGAATATTCGACGATTGAGGAGAGCAAAGAGCCGGCAACGGAGACTCTCGGAGTCACTTGCACGGGAGACAACGGCACAGGCGTAACTATGGCAGTTCTTAAACCGGCTGACACAGGATACGCGGACCTGTTCACGGCTCCTACAGCGCCGGCAATCGCACCATAACAAAGCGGGGCGGGTTCGGTATGAGCCCGCTCCTTTTTTCATAGGAGGTGAAGGATGGAAAAGATTATCAAGATAGGAAAGCAAGAAGTCCGGCTCAGTAACAATGTAGCATGGACTATGGAATATAGAGACCAGTTCGGCAAGGACATCGTCCCGGCACTGATGCCGGTTCTCGCATCTCTTATGGAGGGCGTAGCGGCTATCGTATCGGAGACGGGCAAGTCCGAAATAAGCGTGGCAGACATCGCTGCAGCTCTCGAGGGACGCACGATGGACGTACTGCTTCCGCTTTATCAGGTCGAGTTCGTTGATGCAGTGGTCAATGTGACCTGGGCGATGGCAAAGGCAGCGAACGATAGCATAGATCCGCCTAAGAAGTGGGTCAGACAGTTCGAAGAGTTCCCACTCGATGTAGTGGGCCCGGCTGTTTACGACCTTGTGCTGAAAGGATTTATCAGCTCAAAAAACTTGAAGAGGCTGAAGAAGCTGGGCGAAAGTCTGAAAAATCTTCAGCCGTCACACTCGACGACATCATCCTCGCAGGACTCGAGCGAGGCTTAACGATGTCGGACATTCGCCGGATGCAGTTAGGTCAAGTCGTGGACTTTTGCATAGCGTACAACGAGCGGCAAGCCGCATCTGAAGAGAAGGCGAAAAAAGAAGAGAAGAGAGGCCGCAAAAGAAGAGCCTCACAAAACGACATTGATTTATTTTTCGGATAGGAAAAACCAATGGCAGGGAATATCAAAGGTATCACGATTGAGTTTCGTGGCGATACAACTAAATTAGATAAAGCGTTAAGGCAAGTCAATCAGGAGACTCGCAAGATAGATCAGGAGCTTCGGAACGTTGACAGGGCTCTCAAGTTCAATCCTACATCGGTCGACCTGTGGAGGCAGAAGCAGACGCTCCTCACGCAGAAGATCTCCGAGACGAAAGAAAAGCTTCAGCTGCTCAAACAGCAACAGGCGGCGATGGATGCGGCGGGAGTCGACAAGCAGTCACTTGAATATCAGAAGCTTCAGCGCGAGATCATAGAGACCGAGTCGAAGGTCAAGACCTTAGAGGGCGAGCTGAGGAAAATCGGCAACGTAAGCCTCAAGGCGGCTTCCGAGCAGTTCAAAGAGTGGGGCACACAGCTTGAGAACGCCGGAAGAGCGATGCAGGGCATCTCTATGGCTGCGGCGGCTGTTGCTACATCCATCGGAGCACTTGCGGTCAAGTCGGGCGCGTGGGCAGATGATCTGAACACCATGTCGAAGCGTTACAGCATCGGCACCGGCGAACTTCAGAAGTATGCTGCAGCAGCTGACCTTGTGGATGTATCAGTCGAAGCAATAGCGGGCTCTCACATCAAACTCGAGAAGCAGATGCTCGCGGCTTCGAAGGGCACCGGAGCGAGTGCCGAGGCTTTCAAAAAGCTGGGTGTCGATGTAACGAACGCAGACGGCTCGTTAAGGAATGGAGATGCCGTTTGGCAGGAAACCATCGCGGCGCTCGGAAAGATGCAGAACGAGACCGAGCGAGACGCTTATGCGATGCAGTTAATGGGCAGATCTGCGTCAGAACTGAATCCTCTTATTGAGGACAACGGCGAGACGTACAAGAATGTCGCTGATACTTTCGCGAAGTACGGCCTCGACTACATTGATCAGGAAACGCTCGACAAGGCAAACGAGTTCAATGACAAGCTCGACACCATGAAGGCGATCGGGCTGATTACATTCCAGTCGCTCGGAGCTAAACTTGCGGGATATCTCGAACCGGCGCTCGAAAAGGTTGTCGATTGGGTCGGAAGGCTTGCGCAGTGGCTTTCGAATCTGTCACCGCAGACGCTTACGATCATCGGCATCATCGCGACGGTCGTTGCCTCTATCGCACCGCTTCTCATTTTGCTCGGCAAGCTGTCAATGGGCATCAGCTCGATCATAAACCTTGCGAACATGCTCGGCGTAGGTGTTGGGGCATTGGCGAGTCCATTCGGGATAGCGCTCGCAGTCATCGCAGCGGTGATTGCTATCGGAGTGCTCCTCTATAAGAATTGGGACACGATCAAAGCGAAGGCTGCACAGCTCAAGGAAGCTATCATCGCGACTTGGAACAATATAAAGACCTCGGTCACGAACCTCGTCACGAACCTCAAGAATAAGGTCACGACAACGTTCAACAACTTAAAGACATCCGTAACAAGCGTATTCAACAGCTTAAAGACCGCAGTCACAACAGTGTGGAACGCAATAAAGACCGCTATAACGACTCCGATAAATGCGGCAAAAACCGCAGTCCAAAATGCTATCAGCGCGATAAAGAAGATACTGTCTGTGAAGCTGTCATTCCCAAAAATCAAGATTCCGCACTTCAGTATATCGGGTAAGTTCTCACTGAATCCTCCGAGCGTACCGAAGTTCGGCGTTAAGTGGTACGACAAGGGCGGTATTTTCTCGAGCCCTACGGTCATAGGTGTCGGCGAGAAGCGTCCTGAGTTCGTTGGTGCGCTCGATGATCTGCGCAAAATAGTCCGCGATGAAGCGGGTGGAGGCGGAGGCAACATAACAATGAACGTCTACGCATCTCCGGGCATGGATGTCAAACAGCTTGCGGCAGAGGTCGAGGCTCGCCTCGTAGCTGCGCAGAAGAGAAGGGAGCGCGCATATGGCGGTATTTAATGGATTTACATTTGACGGCATGAACAGCCTCGAATATGGGATATTTATCACCGGCGAGGCTGTCTATAATGCCCCTGAGCGCTCAATCGAACTTGTCACGATACCGGGCAAGAACGGCGCTCTCGTCCTCGATGAGGGACGTTTTGAGAACATACAGGTAACTTATCCTGCCGGTGCTTTTGGAACGACTCAGGCTGAATTCAGTGCTCTGATAGATACGTTCAGAAACGTGCTGGCATCAAGATACAACTATGCCAGATTAACGGATACGTATCATCCTGACGAGTACAGGCTCGCTCTTTACAGATCAGGGCTTGAGGTCGAAGCAGTCAACAACAGCACGGCAGGAGAGTTCGAGATTGAATTCGAGTGCAAGCCACAGAGATTCCTTACAACGGGAACCGAAGTGACAAGCTTCACGGCTTCGGGCAGCATTACGAATCCGACGCTGTTTGACGCGAGGCCGCTTATCCGTGTTTATGGCACGGGCACAGTCGGGATCGGCTCATACAGCTTCAAGATCAACACGGCAAACGTCTATACGGATATAGATTGCGACATCCAGGACGCTTACAAGGGGACGGTCAACTGTAACAACTATGTAGAGTTCACCAACAATACATTCCCGGTGCTGAAGCCTGGGGCGAATGGGATCTCACTCGGAACGGGAATAACACGCGTTGAAATAACACCGAGGTGGTGGCGTATATGATACCAATTCTATTCGAACGAAGCGAAACTGAATTTAATACAAACGGAATCGGTCGGCTCGCTGATTGTTCGAGGTGTGTTGTTGTCGAAGAGCGAAACGGCATTTATGAATGCGAATTCGATTATCCGATAACGGGCAAATATTACGACGATATAATCAATGGTCGAATCGTTGCCTGTTACCACGATGATCAGAAGGACATCCAGCCGTTCGAGATCTACGGCAAGTCCGCACCAATGGACGGCCTCGTCACGTTCTATGCGCACCATATATCGTACAGAGCAAACAAGGTCATACTGAAAACAGGCTCGGCAAGCTCAGCTGCGGCGGCTATGGTGCTGCTGAAGAATAACACCTATAACGATAATCCGTTCACCTTTTGGACAGACAAGACAGCTACAGGAACCTTCAAGATCGAGGAGCCTGTAAGCGTCAAGAAAATCCTCGCCGGCATGGAAGGCTCAATCCTCGATGTGTTCGGCACGGGTGAGTATGAGTTCGACAGGTGGACGATCAAGCTGCATCTACACAGAGGCACCGATTCAGGTGTTGAGATCCGTTACGGAAAGAACCTGAGCGACATCCAGCAGGAAATCGACGCGGGTGGCGTTTATAACGCTGTGGTCCCTTATTGGAGGAATCAAGAGACAGGAGACCTTGTCACGCTCCCTGAGGGCATACTCGTCTCTTCCGGTGTAGAGCAGTTTTTGGAGTTCTTAACTGACCATAACAACGAAGCGCTGACTGACCACAACGGTAACGAACTGGAAGCGGCATACTATCAGATACAGCCTGTCCCGCTCGACCTTTCAGACTCATGGGAAGAGGAGCCGACAGTTCAACAGCTTCGTGCAAAAGCTACATCAATGCAGGAGGACGGGGAAGCGTGGCTTCCAGACGAAAACATTGAAGTCGACTTTGTTCAGCTTTGGCAGACGAAAGAGTATGAATCTGTGGCACCTCTGCAGAGGGTTTCACTCTGCGACAGAGTCACAGTCCACTATCCACAGCTCGGTATCAATGCGATAAAGATGCAGGTCATCCGAGTCGAGTACAACGTTCTCAATGAACGCTTCGACAAGGTGGAGCTTGGAAGCGCAAAAGCTTCCTATGCGGACATCATAAAGGCAAACATTGAGGATTCCATTCTTAAGAAAGTTCCTTCGAGTTCCATGATGGAGGCTGCTATCACGTATGCGACAAAAATGATCACGGGCGGTCTCGGCGGTCACGTTGTGTTTACTATGAACGCAGACGGACAGCCGGAAGAGATCCTGATTATGGACACGGACGACAAGGCCACGGCGGTCAACGTGTGGCGTTGGAACATGGGCGGCCTCGGTCACAGCTCGACGGGCTACGAAGGGCCATTCGCTGATGTTGCGATCACGCAGGACGGCAGAATCAACGCGTCGATGATGACATTGGGCAATCTCAACGCGAACATAATCCGCTCCGGTATCATCACAGACCAGCAGGGCAAGAACTACTGGAACCTCGAGACCGGCGAGATATCTATATCGTTGGATCCGGGCGAACAGGGCGCGGTCACACCGGCGGACCTCTCACGTGTGGAGAACAACGCAAAGACATATGCGGACAACAAGGTAGCACAAGCCCTTCAGGACTATGACTCTTCACAAGAGGTGTCCGGGAAGATAGATGCAGCCGCTACCGGGCTCAGGGCGGAATTCACGAGCACGTTTGCGGTCAAAGGCGATACCGTATCGAATGTGATCACGATGTATTACCTCTCGACATCGCCTACGCAGCTCTTAGGAGGTTCCTGGCAGAACACGGTGCCTGAGCGAACAGCGGGGATGTACATTTGGACCCGTGACACATTCGTGAAGGCAGACGGGACATCATACGACGGTGATCCTGTATGCGTGACAGGTAACGACGGAACGGATGGAGAGGACGCGACAAACCTTTACATTACCAGCAACAAGTCGACAAGCGTAGCAAAAGAAAATACTGATACAGTTACTCTTACGGCTTGCGTCGGCACTTCAGAGACCGATGACGCAGATCCGAGCGGGACGCTCTACACGTATGCGTGGTTCAAGACAGTCGACTCGGAGACAGAGGGATACTACAGGCGCGGTAAGACACAGACAGTCACGATCAATAGAGACTTGTGTGCAGACAGAGCGCAGTTCCGTTTTGCTCTCATAAGTGATGCTGCGTATTACTACCTGACAGACCACAACGAAGCAAGTCTGACAGACCATAACAATAACGCACTGGAGGTGGGATAGCATATGAGATATTCTTTACCGCTTAATGTTGTGCGATACCGCAATGGAACGCTGGTAAAGCTGAGCGCATCAGCTGAAGAGTTCATAAGCTACAACTATGACCCGGAAACAGAGACGGGGACATACACACCATCGTCCATTGAGATATCTGCGACAATCGCGGGAAACCTTACATTCAGCAAATGGCAGTACAGGAAGGACGGAGGTGCCTGGACAGACATCAGTGCGACTAACGACCTCGGCATCACGATCACAGCCACAAGCCTCAGAATCGTTCCGTCAAGCAGATTGTTTGATAAAACGAATACATACTTAACGTTCAAATGCCTGGCAACAGATAACGAAAATGGGGAAGAGTACTATGACACGGTGGGCATCAGCCGCATAGTTGACTACATAATCCTTTATAGGAAGCAGCAGACGGACATCGACCAAACAGTAGATAAGATCGCACTGATAGCGTCAGATGAGCAGCTGAGACAGTACGGCCCGACAAATACTGTCGTTTCTGACTTGGCTCAGCTGAAGATTACAGCCGGACAGATCTCTTCCGAAGTATCTCAGAAAGTGGGGGAATCAGAAGTTCGTTCCCTTATTTCGCAGTCAGCAGATTCTATTAGACTCATGGCGAGTGCGCTCTCGTGGACATCAGATAACTCGTCGCTGACAGAGCTGGGATTCCTGACGATCACCGGCGGGAAAATCGCATCGTATACTATTGACTCGTCGGCACTGACTTATGTCGATGCGTCTAGAAGCAATTACATGCAGATGTCGCTTGACAGTCTCAGGCTAAGGAGGCAGATAGGTTTTCGCACTAAACAGGGAATCCAAGGCCTAACGTTAAACCCCTATCTTGGATTAATGTTTTTATATGATGAGGACTCGAGCAAGGAAATCGATGCACGCGATTCCGATTTACAAACTGCCGGGACGGTAGGTGCAACACCTAATGGGGTAATACTTCAATCAGCGAGCCCCGACGCGGTATCCATTCACCTCATACCTGGCCTGATTTCTGTTATAGGCGAAATGCATCTCATGGATGACCTCACCGTAGGAGGCACAAAGTCCAGGCAAGTCGAAACCGAAAACTATCAAGACCGCTGCCTTTACTGCTATGAGACACCTACACCGCTCTTCGGAGATGTAGGCGAGGCGGTCATAGACGAGGACGGATTCTGCTATGTGGATGTAGACGATATCTTCAGCGAAACAATAGCAAACCACGTTGAGTATCAGGTGTTCCTGCAGAAAGAAGGCTCCGGTGACTGCTGGGTAGCTGATAAACAGAGACGATACTTTGTTATTGAAGGCACACCGGGCCTCAAAGTCGCGTGGGAACTGAAAGCAAAACAAAGAGATTATGAGATGACAAGGCTCGAACCTAAGGACAGCGGCCTTGACGAATACCGATTTGTTGACGATCAAGGTTCATTATTTGATTCATACATACAAGAACAGGAGGAACTGCTTTATGGCTAACACAATCAAACAGCTTGCATCGTTCGCGGTGCTCAACGTTAACGGAGGAGACAGAGTGTCCTATACATATGATGAGATTGATGCGGAGACCGGAGATCTCATATCCCCTAACAACAAGGGCTCGTTCTTCGTTGTTGATTCCGCGCTCAAGAGTAAGATAACCGGCATCAGGAACTACATCGCAGAGAATAAACTCGCAGAGTAGGAGGCAGACATGAGAATAGCAAACCTTTCAACAAAAAGCGGCAGCATGTCATCGAGTGATAAATTCGTCACCGATAACGGAACTACCGTAACAAAGATAGACTACAATGCCCTTGCAAAAGCCATTATCGAGCAGTATACCGGTTCGACATTGGCCGGATCCGCACAGTCAGTAAAGGCGGCGCTTGACGCATTAAATAGTAAGATAGGCTCGAGCTTTTACACATCTTATGCTGTATTATCGGATGCTGACAAGCTGAGCATTAATTTCGATGACTCTAATGGTGGAGTTTTTCTTCTCCTATGTGTGGACAGGCGTTCTAGTGCGACTCCGAAAGCATGCATGTTCCAAAAATATCGGGGCACAACGAACAAATATGCATTAACGGGGGGGGACAACTGGGCTTCGGCATCAACATCTACTGGTATGCGAGTAACGCTGGAAAATACATATTTTACGGTTCTCGCTATTGGTAATGTCCCTTTTGCTATGTCGGTAGCGTCTTAAGTGCAAGACACAGCCATAAGCAATGACAAGATAAAAGAGAAAATAGCAAGACTACGCAAACATTCACATCGTCCACGGCAACGGGGTCGGGCACAGTGTCAAAAGTGGGACAAGTAGTAACAGTGCATTTATCGTTCGAAGGATACACCGCAACGAGTACGAGTTGGCAACCGTTTTGTGAGCTCCCCAGCGGTTACCGTCCAAGCAGGCAAATAGACGTACTTGTCTTTGACAATGCTGCGAGGAGCACAAGTGAACAGCCTCTACAGCTCCGTATTAGCCCTTCAGGAACGGTGCAGCTCTACGCTTTTACTGCGAAAACCTATAACCCTTACGGTTGTGTGACATTCATTATATAAAGAGTTGTGTACTTGTCACTCCGACAGCCATACAAATGACAGACGGAACAAGAACGGTTTACGAGGTAGCAAACAAGACGAACGACACCGTCACAGTAAAGCGCATTTACAACGTTGTCCTCGATGACACGAGAATGATCGGCTTTGAAGATTACATTTCTCTCGGGCGAACCGTTTACTCTTGGGTATCTAACGGGATCAAGCTTACATATAAGAGGAATGGCGGAGCAAATCAGACCGTAACATTCTCAAGCATGCCGGTAGCTTCGTCAGCTTATGGCGTATGGTGTACGCTGAACGGTACGACAGTCGAGACGATGTTCAGAGTGAGCGATTCTACGACCGGCTCGGATACATATACGATTGTAAGTCTTGAATTTAATTTCAAAACGACTCAGCAAGTTGTTGAAAGCACTCTCGGAGCTTATGCTGACAGCACAATGTCAGGCCCGCTCAAGGTCGGCAAAGGAACCGGGGACAGCGCTAAAGCGAACGCTATGCTTCTCGACTGGGGAGGCAATGCACTGTTCGGCGGAGATGTCGTTGCTTATTGTAACGATGACTCAAGCGGGGGCATATCTCTGACGAGAGAAAAATATGAAAACGCTTTTGCTTATTCGAGCGGGAGCAACACGTGGCTTGAATTAGCATCATATACCGTCGGAAGAATGGTCACGCTTGTTGTCAATGCGACAAAAAGCACTTCAACATCATCAGGGTCAGATTTGTTCAATGTCGACCTAAGCAGCTCACACATTCCTAAACCAGTTCACGGCATCGCGTCAGGCATGACTTACTACGGAGCTCACGCTATAGGGTTCCTGATTGACTCAAATTCACACTTTATCGTCAGGAACGCCAGCAATTCAGGAGTAACCGCATCGGGAACGCTTCAAGGCACGATCACATATATCTGCGAAACTGATCCTGAGACAAACGCTATAAAGTATTTCAACAGTTAAGAGAGGGCAATCAAATGAAACTCAGCAACAGAACTTATGACACGCTCAAGTGGATCGCGCTGGTGGTGATCCCGGCAGCAGCTACACTCGTCCTCACAGTCGGGAAGATCTGGGGACTCCCGTACTATGACAATATCGGAGCTACGATCTCGGCGGTCGGCCTCTTCATTGCGGCGATCATAGGAGTATCGAGCAAAGACTTTTACGCCATCGAGCCTATAGACATCGAGGGCATGGAATATATCGAGGACGGTGAGAACGATGAACAAAACGAAATTCTTACAGACTGATTCGCGCTGGGGTGGTCTCGGTTATCCGAAAAAGCCGTGGTATATACGGAACTGCGGATGTGGTGAGGTCTCGATTGCGAACATCATAATCGAGATGGAGAAATATAAGAACTATACTCCGAAAACCATTCAGCCGTATTGCAAACAATTCGCGGCACCGAACGGGAACGGGACATACTTCTCCGGGATTCCGAAGATGATGGAGCATTACGGACTAACAGAGGTCAAGGAACACGCCACGATGTCAACTCTTTGGACGGAACTTGCAAAGGGTAACAGAGTGGCGATTTACTTGATGGGATCTCGTAAAGGCGGCTCAAAGGGCGTACATTGGACAAGCGGCGGGCATTTCGTTTGCTCGGTGGGCTACAAGTACGAGAATGGCAAGCATTACGTCTATGTCAAAGACTCATACTCAAACAGCTCACTCCGAAACGGCTGGATCAGCTACGAGGAGAACATGAGGAACGACGTGCTCCGAGTGTGGTCCGGCAAGCTCTACATCGAGCAGCCATATTATCCGAGCACTCCGTACACCGGGAGCCTCCCGGGCGGGACAGTGAAAAAGGGAAGCAAGGGCACAAGCGTGAAGGCCGTACAGGCCTTTTTAAATTGGTGCATCAATGCAAAACTTGCAGTCGATGGTAACTGCGGGAACCTCACAGACAAGGCAATCCGCAAATATCAGACACAGTACAAGCTCAAAGTCGACGGGATCTTCGGCTCGGCGAGCAAGAGGAAGGCTCAGGAGATAATCGCAAAGTATGCTCCGAAGCCGGAACCAACACCAACCACGATCATCGACAAGGAGCTTGAGGCTTGCAAGGTGCAGGCCGATTGGATGAAGAATTCCAAGTATAAGTGGCAAAGTAATCCAACGGTAGAGAAGTCGAAGAAGTACGGCACTTGCGTGACATATGTGGCTTGTGTGCTTCAGCGTATCGGAGCCCTCAAAAGTGGTGAATGTATATGGCACAACAAAAGTGGCAAAGTATACGGCACTAATGACAAGATGACTGTGACATACTACGGAAAGACTCTGAAGCAGTTGAAGAATGTACTCAAGGCAGGGGACATCATCATAGATGGAAAAAACAACGTAGTAGATGCAGGAGATAGCGGAAGTCACATATATATCTTCACGGGCAAATGGTCCGGTGACAAGCCTATCATTTGGGATAATCACTCAGCACAGCAGAAGAAGGGCGCATATGCCTACGGTCGAAACCGTAATGTTATAGCGGTGGTCCGGTTAAAGTGAGGTGAGCACTATGAAAGAGACAATTCTAATCGCGGTCATTTCTGCGCTGACATCCGGGGGAGTGCTCAGCTTTATCCAGTTCCTTATTACTCGCAAGGATTCCGATATTAAAGGCACTCTGAAGAAGCTCGAGAAGGATGGGCTCAGGACTCAGCTCCTATTGCTGATACTTATGCAGCCGGACGAACAGACCGAGATACTCAAGATCGCTGAGCATTACTTTGTCAAGCTGAAGGGGAACTGGTATATGACATCGGTATTCAGCAAGTGGTGTAAATCGAAAGACCTCAAGCCGGAGTGGTTCGACTTCTCAGAATAAGGTTGCTCGTGGGGTGGGCAACAATACTTTCACCTCCTTTCTATAACATTTTACACGCAAGAGAAAACCGGGGCATTCGCTCCGGTTCTTTTGCGTTTTTGGGGTTATTCTATTTCGATTTCAACGGCATCCTCTTCATCAATGTTGGGCTCATCCTCATGACCTTCGTCAAGGACCGCCATGAAGTCTGCCACTTCGGGATGCTCTTCCATCCAGCGCTCGTGCTGTTTGCGCCTGCGAGCAAGGTTCCTTGATAGGTTCTCACGACCATCTTTGATATCTTCGTATCTGTAAACACTGGCACCGGCTGTCTCGGTTATCTTGAAGCCAAGAGACTTCCAGCAAGGGGTGCATATAGCTGCATCCTCAAGTTTTACATGTCCACGAACGATCGTAGACTTTCCGCATCTAATACACTTCGCCATAATAGTCACCTCCAACTCAATTATATAACTGCTGTAAAGCGTCCCTGCGTGAGAGCCCCATTGGAGCCCTTTTTGCACGATTTTTACATTTGCTGTGATTCGGTAATTGCAAGGCTCACAGCCTCTAAGCGTTGGAATTTCAACGATTCGCATACAAGAGCCAACAAGAGGAAACAAGAGCAGATAATGGATTCTTTGGGTTCGAGTCCCATGTCCTCCGCCACTAAAACCGTTGAAGTTACAAGGCTTCAGCGGTTTTTTCATTGTCCGGGGAGCCCTTTTGGAGCCCTTTTTCCATAAAATCAGCGATTCGCCTCGCGGAATTAGCCTGCGAGTCAAACAGATGCGTGTAGATATTGAGCGTCGTTCCGATGTTTGAGTGTCCGAGCGCAGCTGAGATCTCCGCAATGTCAAACTCGCCCGAGGCATTCAGCATCGTTGCGAATGTATGCCGGAGCCCGTGCAGCGTTACATCCGGGAGACCGTGCTCTTTGGTGAATTCCTTTATCTGCCTCTTTGCATAATCGGGCCGCATCGGTTCGGAAGCGTACTGGATCAGGAAAGGATTCTCGATGTACGGGTCCTCTTCATGCTCTTTCATAAGTCTGACGATGTCATACATCACGAAGTCCGGGACAGATACGATGCGCCGTGAACGTTCTGTCTTTGTATCCTGAATAACGTCCTCGCAGCGTATCCTGTGGCGGGTGCGCTGCACCTTGATAGTCCTCCACAGCACATTGACGTCGCTGTTCATCAGCCCCATTATTTCAGATCTGCGCAGACCGCAGAAGAGGGCAAGCTCATAAACGACTTTGAGGTCGAGAGTGGTGTCCTGCAGCGCATCAACGAAGTCGTTGACCTCGTCTCTTGTAAGGGCTACGATGTCCGGCTTCTTCTGCTTCGGAATGACTACCGCATCGCAAGGATTGACCGTGAGCATCTTGTTGCGGATCGCCATTTTGTAGGCCGATGAGAGGAGGCTCACATAACCCTTTATGGTCTTTGGGGAGGCCTTCTTCGGGTACCCCTTCTGAGGCTCTCCCTTGACCGCTGAGGCAATAAACTTCTCTATTTGATAAGGTGTTAGGGCTTTCGCTTTGATGCCCTTAAAAGCCAATTTTAGGCGTTTCGCGTATGACTCATATCCGGTCAGAGTTGTCTCTTTGAGTCCCTTGATGCGCTGCATATCGATGTACGCATCGAGCAGATCTGCGACAGTGTCAGCGGCCATCGATGAAGAGGCGCACTCCAATTCAAAAGCACGATACTGCTTCTCTGCGTCCTTCTTGCCGTTGATCGTGACGATCTTCGACCAACGCTTCCTGTTGCCTCGCGACGCGGATCCTGTCGAGACGATCAGCTTCGCTTTTGTTCTTGATAAGTACTTGATAGCCATGTCTCACTCCAAATGTCTTAAATACTCGATCTCGTCAACTGATTTGTCAGTCTCGTCAAAGTCCCTCGCCTCTATGTGCTTCATTTCGTGCTCGTAGGTCTCTCTCTGCCGTTCGATGCTCAGCCGGCTATTGAGTACGACTGTGTAGCACTCATCCTCGTCAAATGTCTTTACCAGCATGCCCGGAATGCGTGGAGGTAAATCCGCATATATTACTCTCACTTCGTTCATGTATCCCCCCCTCCTTGTGGGGATATAATAGACTGTTATTTGTGCTATTTTTTGGACAGCCTATTTAGTAGGTCTGCAGCCATTTGGACGTCCTCTGTAGTGGCACTCCTGGACGCATCGAAGAGTACACGCATCTCAGGACGCTCATAGAGCTCTTTCGCCATCTCTGCAACTTCCGGATCAAGATAGTATTGGCTCTTATCCTCAGTTCCCCTCAAATAATCTATTGTTACATTGAAGAAATCTGCAATCATTTCAAGGACTTCTAAAGATGGCTTCCGAGCACCGGCCTCTATCATACTGATAGTAGACTTTGATACGTGAAGCTTCTCTGCAAGCTCTGACTGTGAGTATCCCCTTGCGGCCCTTAATTCTTTGAGTCTTTCAGAAATATCCATATTTTGCCCTCCTTGTATCCCTTGCAATTACTAATGTACACCGTTTGTGAATAAATATCAAGAAAAAGTACACTTAAAGTGATTGACACACGCTCACTGATAGTGTACCATAAGCATGTAAGTTATCAGGAACACAGCATATTGTGGACAAACGAAAGGAGGACGGCATATATGGCGGAGAAGGGGCGCAATGAAAGGCTGATACAAATGCGTGGAAAGCGCTCAAGAGCCGAAGTTGCAAGGGATACAGGCATTTCAGAACGTGCGCTGCAGTCATATGAGCTGGGAGACAGAATCCCTCGTGATGATGTCAAAATAAGGCTCGCTGAATATTACAAGCGCAGTGTGAAGTATCTCTTTTTTTAACCTAAACGCTCACTTAAAGTGACCAAAAGGTGAAAACTATGAAGCTCTACACAGCAGAGGAAGCTGCCGAAATGCTCAGTGTGAGCAAGTGGACGGTGTGGAAGTACGGCAGGGAAGGAAAGCTCCGCACTGTCAGATTCGGGAGAACGGTCAGATATGACCTGGAAGGAGGAAAGAATGAAGTACGAAGTGATAGTGGATTACAAGAAGTTTCTGTTTGATGACAGGCTCGAGGCGATGGATTTCGCAGAACAGGCATATCTGCATTCATCGAAGCCTGTAGAGGTCGATATCAAGCTGAAGGAGGAAGAGGCATGATCAAGAACATCATCGCATGGGCGCTGACAGTATCGGCGTGGTTCGGATTCGGATTCATGGTAGTGACAACCATTATGACAGCATAGGAGGAGTGAAATGGGAAAGCATGACAAGACAGTAGAGCCGCACTCGGTAGAGTTCCTGGAGAGCCTCGTCGAGAGACTGAAGGCCGAGAACAAAGCACTTAAGGAAGAGAACGCATTCGCAAACGAGACGATCAGCAAGCTTCAGACCCAGTGCGGAAGAATGAGCAAGTGGGCGAGCGAAATCGAGTCGAATGCCGAGGACAAGATCACCGAGCTTGAAGCCGAGAACGCAAAGCTCAGAGGCAAGATACTGAAGCTGGTGGAAAGCTATGTATAGGAATTTCGAAAACAGGATGGCGGTCGAAGGACAGCGCATATATGAAGAGAGATACGATCCGCTTGAGTACGACGATATCAGAACGATCTGCGATGTCTGTGACTGCGATGATTGCCCGAGATACGGCGATGACTGTGACGGAAGAGACGATGAAGAGGAGGACGATGACAGGATCGCCTACTACGAGAAGGAGGGAGATGAGTACGTCTACTATGACAGCGAAGATCACGAGCTCTACAGAGAGCCGGCATAAAAAAAGCGAAGCGCTCCCGAAGGAGACGCCACGCAATCTGAAACTACTTAATGGTAACACTCCGGGAAGTAAAAATCAATGGCTCGCAGAGTTCCTGCTTAACCGCATCGGTGACAGAGCGCATCCGATCAAGAGGCCTAAAGCCCCGGGGGTCGACAGGGAGCTGCGCGGGCTCATCTCTGAAAGGAATGCAGCCGGAGAGGATGTCATCATCAACCTGGGCAAAGGCTACTTCAGAGCCGGGCCCGATGACAGGACGGCGTTCTTCGAATACTGTGCGAAAGAGAAGCACAGAGCGAAAGAAATCGCGAAGAAAGCCGACACAATGATGAACACTTACATTGAGATGTACGGAGGTTTCGAATAATGGCAACGTATGAGGAATTGGTGAAAGCAAATGCCCTGATCAAGCCGATTGATGTCAAGGGTAAGGAATACGCAGACGTAGCGCAGAGGGTGAAGGCTTTCAGAAGCCTTTACCCGGAAGGCTGCATCATGACAGAGATCCTGTCGAATGAGGACGGCGTAGTCGTAATACAAGCGATTTGCTACTCCGACAATGAGCATGTACTCAGCACAGGCCTCGCTTACGAGAAGGAAGGCTCGTCTTACATCAACAAGACAAGCTACATCGAGAACTGCGAGACCTCGGCAGTCGGCAGGGCACTCGGCTTCGCCGGGTTCGGCATCGATACATCGATAGCATCCGCTGAGGAGGTCCTGAATGCGCAGTACCAGCTGACCCTCGATTCTGCAGATGCGAAGAGAGGCAAGCTGAAAAATCTGCTGATGAAAACGGACAGCGACCCGGCGCTCTTCCTCGTATGGTGCTCGAGAGAGTTCAAGAGAGAGGTCAAGGCAGTCGACGAGCTGAACGAGTTTGAACTCGACAGAGCTATAGCACAGGTCAAGAGAAAGGAGAAAAAACAGTGATAAACGTAGAAGCTGAAAACGTAAGGCTGTGGGTAAACGAGCATAAGAGGGACGACGGCAGCACATGGAATTCTTACTCCATTTCCACATCGTCGAAGGACCAGGAGGGCGGATACATCAACAAGGCCCTCGAGGTAAGGATGACAAGAGACGTTGTGCTCCCGAGCGACATCAAGAACGGGGCGCTCGTAACGATCAGGGGCTCGCTCTCCAACAGAGCATTCACAGTGAGCGGCGAGAGAAGAGTCGAGCACATGCTGTGGGCCCGCGAGGTCGAGTTCGAGCAGCTGCACGAGCCGAAGGGCGAGAAGGCTGACTCATTCGAACAGCTTGAAGAGGACATGCCGTTCTAATGAACAGTAGAGACAAAGGGAAGCGCGGCGAGCTTGAAGCCGCGCATATCCTCAAGAAATACGGATATGACGCGAGGCGAGGCCAGCAATTCGCCGGCATCAATGGCGATGCTGATGTTGTCGGCCTCCCTCGGATCCATTTGGAGATCAAGCGAGTAGAGAAGCTGAATGTAGACGATGCCTTGTCGCAGTCCATCCGGGACGCAAGGGATGAAGAGGTCCCGGTGGTCATGCACCGAAAGAACCGCACTGAGTGGAAGATCACGATGCGCTTCTCCGATTGGGTAGAGATGTACAAGGCATGGGAGAAGGAGAATGAACGGATTCGTAAAGATCTATAGGTCGTTCCTCGATTGGGAATGGTGGGACGACAAGAATACGTTTCGCCTCTTCATGACGATCCTGCTGCTTGCCAACTGGAAGGACAAACGCTGGCACGGCAAGGTCATTCCCCGGGGCTCGTTTTGGACGAGCCTTGAAAGCCTTTCGAAGAAGTCCGGGCTGACCCTTAAGCAGACAAGGACTTCACTAAACAAGCTAATTGCGACAGGCGAAGTGGCAAGCAAAGCGGCAAACGATGGAAGGCTTATAACCGTTGTAAATTATGACGTTTACCAATCGGATGACGGAAATAGGGCAAACGATTGGGCAAGCGAACGGGCAAACGAAGGGCAAACGAAGGGCAAACGAAGGGCAACAACTGAAGAAAGAGAAGAATATAAGAAAGGGAAGAAGGGAAAAGAATATGTCCCCATCGATTTTTTCGAAGGCATAGATCTTGAAGATTATGTCCCTACCGATTATTTCGAGGGCATAGATTAGGGAGACGATATGACAGTAGAAGAGACAAGACTTATCCTCAACCGGCTGTTCAAACTCTATCTTACTCAGTCAAGGAAGCTGTCCAACGGCGAGAAGCGGGATATGCTCGGCACCTGGGCGGAAGAGTTCGCGAACGAGGACTATGAGGATGTAAACAAGGCAGTCAGCCTTTACTCAAAGAGCGGTAAGCCGTTCATGCCGAACGTGCCGGACATACAACAGGCGCTCATAAGCATGGAGGATACCGAAGGCAACAGACTCTTCAACAGGCTCGCGAGAGCTGCGGAGATGGCTGCCAATCCGACAGAGCACATCGTCATCGATGATCTCGGCGGATTCAGATGGAATGAGGAACTGCAGCGCAAGGTCTACTATCATGCAGAAACGCATGTCACTACGGACTACACGCAGACAGACTTCTCAGATCTGCCGCAGGAACTTCAGGAATATGCAGAGGATGTTGAAGGGCTGAAGAAGCTGTGGAACGAAATCGAAAGCAACAGATTCTTCGCAAGGCAGAGATTCATTGACCATCTTTCAGCAATCAGGAGGCGATTGGATGCGAAGGCAGTGTGACATCTGCGGAGCTGAATCAGACGAGTACTGGATGGTCCCGATCAGCACCGGCTCAAAGACGGAGTGGTGGTGCGCTAAGTGCTACGAGAACGCAGACAAAGAAGCAGCGCAGAGCGATCTGATCCGGGGCTACAAGCTCCACAAGATAAGTGAGTCAAAGAAGAGGAACAGATGAAAGACGCAAAAGAATGTGATTACTGTGGCACCGAGTTTGTGCCTACACATAGAAGGCAGACGCTCTGCCCGGAGTGCAGAGCTGCTACCCAGTACGGCAGAGGACGGAATCTTCCGAGGAAATACGAAGGGCCGGCAGACTTCGAAGCATACGAGAGGGAGCTCCGGGCGAGGAACTTCGCGAACTACGTGGACAGGATCGTGGCTATCGGCTACGCAGAGAGACAGAAAGCAAAGACCCTTGAGATGGTCGGGAGGGTAAAGATATGAGATGGATAATCATGGTGCTCCTGATGGTGCTGGCGATCATGATGGTCATCTGCTACGCACTCATGGTCATGGCGCATGATGCAGACGAGAGAGCTGAGAAATTCTACAAAGAATGGCAAGCAAAACCAAAGGTAGAGCCGGAAGAAGTAGTGACAACTTGCGTGAGTGTGCCTGTAGCGATCCTTAAAGCTGACGAAAAGGAGATGGACGATGACCAAGATATATAGAGTGCAGATGAATAGCAAGGGTATGCCGAACTTCAGCACAGCGGTAGAAATGGCAGACAGACCACAAGGGAAGTGGAAGGCGAAGAGTTCCTACGAATATTTCTGTAATAATTGCGGATTCTCATTCGATATTAGGAAGTGCGATTTTCTTGAAAATATGAAGCATTGCCCTAATTGTGGCGTGAGGAAAGGAGTAGACGATGCTTGAGATTATAGGGGCTATTGGTTTATTGCTGTTATTTGGAACAGTTTCGGTTGGCATATTTTCTGCTTATTTCTCGGATACTGCTACATTCCGAGCTATAGACGAGAAAATTGCAAAATTGATACGAGGTAAAGACGATGAGTGAGGATCTGATAAAAAAGTCTGATGCTATAGGAGCGATTACCAATCATTGCGAAAACGAATGTTATTACAGGGTAGATAATTGGTGTCCGCAATGCCAGAGGGAAGAATTTGAAAAAGCTATAAACGCCATACCTTCCGCAGACAGACCGCAAGAGTGGATACCTTGTAGCGAGAGGTTGCCTAAAAAGAATGACTACTATCTTATACAGATTACGAACAGGGACGGTAGCGGACTACATATGATGGTGGCGTGGTATCAAAACGACCATTTCTTCACAGACGGTATTGCTGTTGCATGGATGCCATTGCCGAAGCCGTGGAAAGGAACAGACGATGACGGTTAAGGAGCTAATCGAGAGGTTACTTGATGAGCCAATGAACTCAGAGGTAATGATACACACTCCCATTAAGCATATTGACAGATTTGGTCAAGAGGTAAATGGATATGCCTTTCATATAGATGACGTTGAGCATTGGTCAAAATATACAACATTTCTGAATTTTATAGATTACAGAAAAGGGGCAGACGATGATGAAGTATAGCGACAGACCTAATGCATACATTAACGCAAAAGACCTTGAAATAGCCATAGTCAAAGCGACTTCTTATGGTGATGCGCTTGATGCGGTGAGAGAAGCACCGAGCATAGATATAGTCAGATGCAAGGAGTGTAAGTACAAGGATATGGAACTCTGTGCGATGTACAAGTTGGTAGTAGCGGGTGTTAGAAAATACGATGACTTCTGCTCATACGGAGAAAGGAGAGAGCCGTGACATTAGATAATAGACTACACCCTTGTCCTATATGCGGAGCAAAGGCATTCGTAAACCACGATATTGTAGATGGTTTTGAGTTCGGTTGGAGTGTTGGCTGTCCGAGAGCGTGTATCAAAGATGGTATACACGGATTCGATGACTATGAAACATTCCAAGAAGCAAGGCTCACGATGTTCTGCCTGCCCACTAAAGAAAAGGCAATCGAGGAGTGGAATAAGCGGTGCGAGGAAGAAAGAGAGGGCGAGTGATGAAATACATTATTGAATTTGAGGACGAGCCGAACGAGAGTTATTTCGGTGAAGGGAACTTTTATCGGTGCAAGCAAATCCCTTATTGGAGCATATCGGAAAGTATGAGAAATAGATTAGATCCGTATGACGAGGCAGACCGCAAGACCGAGAACAGTTCGGAAAAACCGAATAACTCAACTATTTCCAAAATGGAACAAGTTGGAAAGGAGTAGCGATGCCTAAAGGATACATAGATTGCCATAAGTGTAGGTGGTCACATCGTCTGTACGACCATACTGGCAAGTGGACTGGCAAGGTGTTCTGCGCAAAGAGGAACGGCAAGATACGCAAGCGGTTCAGAGGCGAGTGCAAGTGGCGAGAGGAAAGGAGCGAGTGATGACGCTTAAAGAAGCCAAGATGACAATTTATGAGAATGTCGTATATGCGTGCGAAGAGGCGGGGTTTTCACCAGTGACAATAAAAATGGTAAAAGATGCGTGTGACACAGTAATAGAGTTGGCAGAGCAAGCCGATACTCCGCAGACGGAAGAGTATGACTTCCGAGACGAGCAAGAATATAACGACAGATGGGATTGTCCGTGGAAGTCAGGGGGAGATATGAAGCGATTAATAACAATAGTTCTTATGGCGGTGATGATGCTGTCGCTGTCGGCTTGTGGCACAAAGCAAACAAGTGAGGTCGTTAAGGGCGAAACATCACGAATGGTATATGTGGAAGAAACAAGTAGGTTTTGCATCGTCTATGACAAATACACAAAAGTGATGTATGCCGTTTCAAATAGCGGATACAACTACGGCAATTTCACTCTACTTGTAGATGCTAACGGCAATCCGCTGTTATACGAGAAGTGAGGCGGTTATGGGAACTAATTACTATGCGGTCAAGGTAAAGCCGAGCCTTGACAGAGCGATACACATCGGTAAATCGAGTTGTGGGTGGCTGTTCCTCTTTCATGATTGCGAGCATTTCCACACATACCCACAAGTCAAGACGTGGCTACACGAAAACGTAACGCTGAAGAAAGAGTATGTGCTGATGAACGAATACGATGAAGAAGTCGATGTTGAGGACTTCATCGAGTTGGTTCAGAAGAAACAGAGTGACAAGAATTGCAGAAGCAATCCCCAAAACTTCGATTATTGCCGAAACATAGATGGCTACAGATTTGACGACAGAGAATTTTGCTGATACCAAGTGCCTACGGATAGTAGGCGGTTAATCAAGGCACAGCATAGGGCGAGGCATACGTTATATCTTTTTTCTAAGTATTATCAGCCTTTTCCGAACCAAACGCTTCGCCCTATGTGGGGCATATAAGGAGAATATGAAAACTGAAGAATGAAAGCAAAAGAGTTTCTGAAACAATATGAATATGCTGACCGCAGAGCCAAACGGCTCAAGGCGGAGTATGAAAAAGAGATGGTGCTCATCGATGCTGTGAGATCTCCGTCGGATAACGATGGGATGCCACACGGATCAGGGACATCAAAGCCTACGGAGGATAAGGCGCTCAGACTTGCAGAAGCGGCGAAAGCGTGGAAGCTGGCAGAGTATGACGCGATCCAGGCAAGGCAGGAAGTGTTCAAGGTGATACATGATATCGACGGCATCGAGGGGGATGTACTCATTGAGAGATATATCCATTTCCACAAGTGGGAAGAGATCTGCATCCTGCTGCACTATTCATGGCAAGGAGTACACCTTGTGCATAGGCGAGCACTCGCTATAGTCGAGAGTAGATTGAAATAGACTATATATACATGGTTTAGTGTATGCAGAAAGAGTGTCAAACATCTCATTCTATGAGTCTCCTTTGAGGCCGGGGTTCTCCCGGCATCGTGCCCGTCATAGTCACCTCGCCGGTGCAATTCCGGCGGCGGGCTCTTCTAAAAATAAAATACTTAAGGACACACAGAGGGACGGGCATCCGTCCTTTTGTGTTGGTGACAGATATGGCACAGGCATTCTCGAAACAGTTCTACAGTTCGGCAGCGTGGCAAGACTGCCGCAACGAATACATGAAGAGGGCACACTATCTGTGCGAGGACTGCATGAGGCGCGGGATCTATAAGCCAGCGAAGGAAGTTCACCACATCGAGGAGCTGACACCTGAGAACATACACAGGCCTGAGGTCTCGCTGAGCTTCGACAATCTTGTTGCTCTCTGTAAGGAGTGCCACAAGGCGAGGCATAAAGAACATAACAAGGGCAGACGATATGCGTTTGGATCTAATGGGGAAATAATCATCAGATAGCCCCCCTATTCGCTGAAAAAGGGCGTACCCCTATAGACT